AGGAACTGCTTTCGCAGCCCCATCACCGACCTCGTTCAATTTATTTATGGCCGTTGAGATGGTCGATAGTATCGCACCGGCAGCGGCGACTGATTCAATAATCATAGTAAACCCCTACGGTTTACGTGACATATAGGCTGTTGCGCCGAAATACAAACCTATAATAGAAGCTTGTGAAAGAAAGAGCATATCCGAAAGAGAAGAAAGGGTACTAAGTCGTTCTTCTGGAACAAACGGTAACAACGGTAATAATGAATATAAAACCATGGAAGCCATCGCTACCCACGCTATTCTGCGTTGAGAGTCTTGTTTTTCTTCTCTTAAGTCTAACTCAATCATCTGTGTCGCTCGTTCCAGCTCTTCATCTGAAACTGTTCCGTCTTGGTCTATGTCGTATTTAGCCCAAACAGAATTTTCTTGTAACTTTTTAACCATAGTCAATCCCAAAATTTTTGGTTGGCTGCTGTTATCACTGGCTTACAGTAAGCGGTTATATTATGCTGTTTAATACCACCTCTACAACGGGTGTCCCTGCAATTGTGCTCTATCCAATATGCGAACTGCTGGCATCTATGGATATCTCTAAACAACATTTGATCTGAACCTTGCGCTACGTTTCCCTCAATAACGGTAATTAACATAAAGGCTAGTATTGTGCCTTTCATTCAAATGGCGTGTATTGCTTGCCATGATAAACCAGAGCTTGGTTTCTATTTTCTCCAGCAGACACATAAGAAACATGAATCCAACCACTGTTAGGGTCTACTCCATCATAAAACTCAAGGATCAACTGGTCATAGTCCAAATTATCTATTATCCATCGAGCTACTTTATCGTTATGTATTCCTGGAATTTCGAAATCTATTGCTTGTCCTTTACAGTGCTGACTATTAGAACTCGAACCTATTGCGGCGTTTAATTCTTGGCATCGATACCCGCTATTAAGAGTAAACGGTATTCCGTAATGTACTCTAACTGGTTCTATTACATTCTCCAGAACACGTTTTAAATTTTCTAGCTCCTCACCAGTAGCGGTATTATCTATACCATGGCGTTGTGCTGTTTCACTTCTACAACACTCACCTAGTGTAAAATGCTCGCTTAACTTCTCACTCATTAGCTAATCTCCACCGTTATATCACCGCTTGCAACTACTTGTATAGTTCCCAATGTAGCGGTTGCGCTTAACCCTGAAGTTTCTGGTGTAGAAAGATATTCCCAGCGAGTACCTAACCAAACCTGAAGAACTTCCTCTGTTAAGTTCCAGATTACTTCTCCTGTTGGAAACTGTAACTCATCTATTTCTTCGGCGGTGTATTGAGGTGTTGCGTCAAAATCAACCGCATCTAAACTAAGTTCTAATATACGAACGAATCTATTGAACGTATTTACATCAACAAACTGATTCGTGTACGGAGAAACTAGAGGCAAACGCCCTTGTAGTATCTTGCTCATCTTCTACCGTTAGGACGAAGATCTAAACGAGTACCACCGACTCTAAAGCCTACTCCTAGTTGCACACCTTCAGCAGCATCGTCATCAGATTCGAAACGAACCACAGCTTGCCTTGCACGTGCTCGCATATCTATTTTCGTAGTAGTTGCTGTAAATGCGCTTGTATTATCTGTTGCTAAAGAATCACCAGGATAATTACGGGTCTTTAACACCGTATTTATTTGTTGTCCAGACCCACCGGTCCCTGTAAATTTAACGTCTGGTATCATACGCCGTATAAACTGAAACTCTTCTCCTTCTCCTATATCAAAGTCTCCTGACTCGATATATACGTTGGTCATCGGAGAACCGTCTGCATCGTTACCAGTTTCATGGTCGTAAATATAGTAGTTGCTGCTTGCTGCACCGGCGGCTCTAGGGTTATTTTCTATTCCTTCATCGATCCATGCTGTCCTATCTAACTGTCCTATAGACCAAACATTATCCACATAGTTAAACACAGCATAACGGTTAGGTAAGTTAGAATCACTAGAGCTATAAAACCAGCCTACTTCATTAAATTGACGGTTTAAAAATCCAAAAAACTGGAAGTTTTGTTCTTCGTTAATATCGTCAAACACATAGCTATGTACTGAACAAGGTATATTTTGCACAGAGCCGTTATATACATAAAAACCTTTACGATCCATCCAGAAAATACCGGCAGGAGAATTAACAGCTGCGTTAGGCCCGATCAATCCCACCCCTTCATTAATTAGATTTAGTCCAAAAGTCAGCGGAGGGCCAATAAATTGTAAACTGTATAACGAAGTGTCTGTCCAAATAAGTACTTCTTGACGCGCTCTTATGCCACCTATAATTTGAGAACCTGAAGAAAGTCTTAAAGATCCTGCCGTATTAGTGCTTTTAGGTTCCCATTCTAATATATTTTCTTGGTCACAAAAGGCAATAAGTAACGGGTCTATAACGCTCGTGCGTGCAGTCCCGTCAGTATTAATAGGGTCTGCTCCTAATACAATAGCGTGGCGGTCTATATCTGACACAATTACCTGAAGCCCTACGGTCGGCGGTAAATTAACACTTGTTAAATCTTCTAATGCTTTAGCTCTAACTGAAACGGTGTCTGTATTATCCCAAAAGAAAACACCTCCCGCTCTTACACAAGAAAGCATATCCTCACCAAAATTATCAATCGACCACAACCTTAATTGACTAGAAGCACTTAGTGCGCTAACAGAACCAAACGTACCCCCGCCCCAAGTACCAGATCCCCAACCAGAACCTTGAACATAAGTATCAAGTCCAATATTAATTTGATACGCACCAACTACACTACTTCCACCGTTACCGCTATCACTAGCATTCGCAGTGACCGTGGTTCCTGAAGTATCTTTCGCAGTAAATGTGTAGGCGTTAGCACTAGTCACAGTAGCTATCTCATACTCTTGATTAAGAACAGCCGCTGTAACTAAACCGCCTAACGTAGCAGCTCCGCTAAAGGTCACAAAATCTCCCGCCACTGCTCCATGGTTCGTGTCTGTTGCTGTAATAGTAGAAGAACCATTACTGGCTGAAAAAGTAACATCTCCTGCGCTCGTAGTTAAACGAAGAGGAGTTATATCATTAAAAGCATCTCCCTCTTGAATATAAAGTTTTAGACGAGTTCCTATGCCTAGAAATTTTGTACCTTGAAGATTAACCCAAGCGTGAAGTTTACGTCCTGTTCCTTTATAAGCATTAAGAGAATTTTTAGCCCACCCGCCTATCTTTTCTGGTAATCCTTTACGAAATCGAACTAAATTACCGTCAAACCAGCCTCCCTCAGCTGTATAAGCGGTTCCTTCTTTATTGATTCCTGGATTGAATAAAAACTTTTGTAAGGGCATAGCTCACAACTATAGAAACTTAGCTGCAACTATAGTCGCAACCATAAACGGATACACTCCCCAAATCATCATTTCTAGTTTTTTAAACTTTTCAGAACCCTCATTCAACCGTTCTTCTATCCGTTCATATCTTAAAGTGCATTCTTTTTGATGCGTTTTTAGCTCGTTCAACGTCTGAGAATCTGAAACTTTAGATTGGGCTTTTTTTGCAGCCATTATTCTTGCTCCGGAGTAACCGCTTCCAACTGTTGCGCATACCAGTTAAACGCTGCCATGTGTGTATCGAGTTGCTTTTGATTAGCATTAATTACATTGGTAATCTGACCAATCTCTTCTCTAAGCTCATCCATACGAGCAGTCAACATTTCAGGATTAACAGGTAGTTGAGCAACCTCTGCCTCTTCTACAACCTCTGCATCTACAACTTCTTCAGTGCCTTGTTCCATCTTCCTCTACCTTCCATACGTTTAAATTTGCAGCGACTGTGCGCCGTTCTCCATCACCCTCAAAGGGGTAAACCATGTGTGTCAACCAGCTAGGAAACATTAAGAACTTTCCGACTTCTGGCTTAATTACAAAACTCTGCGGAGGTGCTAACCGCTCTACATCCAATAAGCTGTTTCGACCATAGCTAAACGCTAAACAACCATCCGCATTGCCTGATGCGTTATACAGGCTGTATTCAGG